AACTTCTTGTACTGAAGATCATCAATAGATATTGCGCCGTCTAGTTCAGGCGAACTATTGATAGCCCTAGTTATTCTATCCTCATGGTTACCTAACGTCATGTAGAGTTTAGGTTTATACTGCTTGACTTTCTTTTTTAGCAGCATCCTATTAAGTTCTTTTATGGGGGCGAACAGTTTTTCTTGGGCATCAATTACTGCCGCAACGTCCTTGCTGTACCGCCTACCCTCAAACCCTTTTGTTCCTCTGTCGTAGGAAGATAGGGAAGGCAGGTCAGCCATGTCCCCAAGGCACACCACATACTCCGGCTTCTCCTGAGCGATGTACTCTCCCAACCCTGTAAACCTATCATTGTCATAGTCTGGGTTTACATGGGGGTCACCGATAACGAGTAGGTTCATTATATCTGCTCTCCAAGGTCATTTGAATGGCCTTTAAGGCCGTTTTTTGAGGTTTGCGTCACTGGCCTAACCCCCCATAGGGGGCAGGAGTGTATCTCACAGTTTTCGACCTGTTTAAGCCATGTGCCATCCTCAACAGGGTCGTAGATACACTCCTTACAGTGGTCGTTTACCGCCTTTCTTAGGAATTGTCTGCCCATCAATTAATAAGGCTTGGCTTCTCAAGCAGGTCTTTCACTGTCTCCCACAGAGCGTGTTGCTCAACTGATTCTGACTCAGAACCCCTCTTTTCCAAGATCGCTTTTATGACAGGCAGTTGCTCTCCTTCATCAAAAAGATACTCAGACACTGCTACCGCAGCATCCACATGGAAACAAAGCATCTCAGCCAGAATTTTTACGTTTGCCACGATGAAGTCCTCCTTTTAGTCTGCGTTGTAAGGCTATTGCAGCGCGAAAGGCCACAAAGTCCTCTCCTATCTGATCCGACCTACTCACTTGGCATTTGCCAGTTTTCTTATCGAGCCTAAGAATGTAGGTACACTCGACCTCTCGATCATAGATTAATTCAATCGCCTTAGCATAGGCTGCACATTGAATGTGATGTTCCGGGTAAGTCTTACTGGAAGTTTTAAAGTCTATCACACAGAACTCGTCATTAACTTCCGCTACAGCATCCACAGTCCCGGCATACTTCAGTTCAGGGTGGTAAATCTTCTCCTCTGCGGAGATGAATTTAACGTTGTTGTCTGCGTACCACTTCCTGAAAGCGCTGATAGAATTTTGCGCTTGCTTGTTATCTGGCTCGTCCGGTAAGGAGTCGTAAGTCAGAGCATTCTCACCCCCCAGTTTAAACTTAATGCACTCCTCTATGTATTTATGAACAGAAGTCCCTATATCGGCTGCATCGCTTGAGATAGTCCTATGCGACTCCACCATACCCTTAGCAACCTCATCTACCGACAGACCGCTTAGGGAGTACAAAGGCATCTCCATTGGGGCGGTCACCTCTACAATCTGCTTCTTGAAATACTTGCTTGCCTCAAGTGCAGACCAGTATACAAGAGCGGGTTTTGCTATGACTCCAAGTATCTGGGTTGCGGATGGGATAACCTCCTCGCTACCGGAGAGCCTATAGATATGTTCTTCAGGAAAGAAGTCTATACCTTGAGTCTCCCCGTTAGCAAAGAAAACAGTATGAGTAAACGACTCGTCTGTCATGTTAATCCCACTGGCTCCCAGAATCCATCGACTTCTGAGGAGTCTCTGACTTATCCCCTCTGTTTCTCTTGTAAGCGTCAGGGTCAAAGTCTATGTCAACTTTAACATAGTCCTTTCCATTTTGGGAAGTGTTGTTCCAACCAGCCACCTTGACTACAACCCCCTTCGCCATACCATCACCCGTCCAATCTGGGTGCTTATCAAGAGTTTTGTAGTCGTTGTGGTACAGTCGAATTTGGTTATCTTTAGGTTTAAAGTCCATCTGTGCTTCGTTCTCCTGTTGTTGTTGCAGTAGTTGATCGTTATGATACCACTGCTCTTCAGTTAACTCGTCTGGATTCATTATAAAATCCTTGATTCCGTTCGAGCATTCGCTTGCATAGTTCGCCACACTTCTATCGTAGCCTCCATCGTTTTAAACTGCATGGCGAGTAAATGTTCTTTCTTTATCGCTTCCGCCTCTCCGTCAACGACAATAAGATATGATCCCTGTGTCAAAGCATGGGCCTGTCTATCAGCCACAGACCCTTTAGGGGCAAGAAGAAACAGACGGGCTGCCTCAATCTTTTTATATTCCTTTATTTGCTCCTTCTGGGCTTTCGCTTCAGCAAGTTGCTCACAGTTGTCGTGCATGAACTGCAAGGCTTCTAGATGGTCAATCATGTTGCGGATAATACCCCACTTCTGAACGCCTTGTCAAGCGTACTGAAGATAAAATGTGGCTGGAAGTCTATGATGTCTCTACCCCCGTTGTGCGCCCTGTCATGGCAGGTGTAGCACAAGGGCATAACAAGGAAGTCGTTAGCCTTCATGCCTATGCCCCCTCCCCCATGAGGACTCCATGCGTGTTTCAAATGGTGTGCCACAATGGTGTCATCTTCTATCCTACAGTTAGAGCAAGGAAGCGTGGCTACCCAGTTGGTGTACTTCTTGCTGACCCAGCGCTTTTTCTTCTCAATCATATTTCACACACTCCCGCTGTACAGGCTACCTCTTGACTTGCGGTTGTGTTATCCATCTCCTCCTCAAAACTCCAGTTGATATGCTCCGGCATTAGTTTCTCTCTTGCCTCGTACTCTTCCTCAGTTATATCCTCATAGGGGGCTTGCTCGTACACATGGCCCTCGTCAGCCGATGGTAGGAACGAGATGCCGTTTACCACACCCCAATTCTCCCATATCCAAGCGCCGACCTGCGGCCACTGATCCTCCGGTATGTAGCAAGTCATTGAGGGTTTGTGTTCACACCAGTGAAGAGATAACTTCTTCCACATCGCTAACTGATCGAACGGCGTGATGTCGTGTCGAGTTGTAGACGTTATTGGAGAGGCTATCGGGAACTCAAAGACGTAGGTTTCCTTATTGAACTTGTCTATCTCGTAAGGCACACCAGCATCTATCATTACTTGGGCCAGCGGGTCTTTTATATCATTACGAACTCTTCTTACATACCAGCGGGAGTGTCTGGGATGGCAGCCTGACGCACTGTTGACTAATTGACTAACCGTCCCACTGGGTTTTACACAGGTGATAGCGGTAGCGGGGTTGATCTTCAGCCTTGTGGCCCACTGTTTATTCACCGCTATAGCGTGTTTCTTTAATCGTTCAATGTCGCCGTGATAGGAGGCTTTAAAAAACTCACTATCCCATATACCAGTTAATGAAACACCCAACAGCCTCTCTTCCTCGCAGTTATTCTTCCAAACCTTGCGTAAGAATTTGAAATCGGTAAGGGCGGATTGCAGAGTGCCTAAGACTGTAGCGGCCTCTACCTTAGCCTCTAAAGTTCCGTAGTCATCTTCAGGTCTTACCACAACCTCTGTAAGGTTGCAGAATTGTGTGGATCGTAACACTATCTCGCTACAAGGATTTGTGCCGAACTCATGGTCAGTGTCTCTACGCTCTGGGGCCATGTCCTTACAGGCTTGCCTGTTAAAGACTCCACGCTCTCCAGAGCGCGACTCATATATTGCATTCCACTCACGCATGAATGCGCCGACATCAGGCTTCTCAGTGTAACAGATAGAGTTGTTAGCCAGTGAGCGTTGCGGGTTCTCGACAAACCAGTTCCCCATCTTAGCGTGGCGCATACGTTCATCACTGTGGTTGGATAGGTTTATCATGGCCGTCCGGCGAACCCCGCCGACCACAACGCACTCCCCTATGTAGCACATGACATCGTGTAACTCAATAGAATTTAACTTCCTACCAACCGATCCCCTAAATACATTAGTTATATTTAACAATGACTTAGCAAATGGTTCAGGGCCACTTGCGCGACCCCCAAAGGTCTTTAAGGGCGATCCCGCAGGGCGTACCTTAGACATATCTACTTTGGGAACTTTCCCGCTATAGAGCAGACGAACGTACTCGTCTAAGGCAGTTGCCCACCCTAACTTAGAGTCACGCACTCCGATGACTGTATCGGTGTCGTGGAATTCTTCAGCAACCTCCGGCAGTTTATGTATGTGCTGACGCTCAACACTAAACCCTAGCCCAGTACCGTTCATCTGGATATACAGGGACTCTCCGAACACTCTGATGTTGTCAACAGCAACGTAGGCACAGTTATACCCACAAATATTATCGCGCTCAAGACTAGGCCCAGCAGTCATTAAGGCTCTCATGCTAGGCATGACTTCTTTATCCTTGATTAACTCCCGTATACCAGACAGTTCTACGCTGAACTTATTACCCATGTAATCACAGTACCTATCGACTGTCTCATCCCATGTCTCTCTGCGTTTCTTATCTGGTAGATACCTAGCGTACCTAGAGATAGCGATGTAGTCCTCGTAGATGCTCATGAGTTGCGGTATCGAAAAGAACCTACGACTCCTTTGTCCCAATCCCAGTGATCTCCAACCTTAGTCATGGCAGCAATCTCTTTAACACGTTCTATTTCCCACTTCTTATCAACAGCCGATTGCCATGTGGCATACAGCACGTTACCTTCAGAGTCTATAAACTCATTAGTAAACTCAATAGCGCTGGACTGAAATGCTTTCTCAGCCTCTGACAATCTGTTGCTATCATCTAACTTTTCAGACTTATTTTTTAATCGCGTTTTCATATCACTCACCTCTGTTGATCCGCAATCGCCTTGTCGTAGTCGGCCTTCCAATCCTCTATAGATTGGTCATGCTGGTCAGCCATAATCTTGTCAAAGCCTTCAGGGGTAGCCCAATGAGCGGGGTTCCTGTTGTTGTCAAATGCCCCATCGTTGTAGAGATACCGGCCAATCCCGAATAAAACTGCCGACCTCTTCAGCGATCCTGAGATTATTCCTTTCTCCTTCTCGAAAGAAGATTCGCCAGCACCGTCCGATTTGGTTATCCAGACCCCGTTCAAGCAAACAGATAGATGGCACAACATTATCTCAGGGGATACCATCTCGTAGACAGGATACCATCCAGCCGGGGTAACAATCTTGTCCAGCCTATCCATCACGTTCCTTGCGTCAAGGTATGCGAGGGGCTTCCTCCCATTCTTCATGTCCATGAACTTTACTTGCGCCACAGGGAACGGGCGCTTTAGCCCTGCTTCAAGATGATCCATCTTCCTCCTCCACTTTTACCCATGAGAATGATGCACCGTCATCAGGTTTGGGGTACTCACACTTTACCTTCACAGTCTTGGTTTCGTGCATGATTCTAGTTGCCCCTTCCTTTGGCCGCTTCGCTTCATTGATAGACTCAATCCAAGTGTACCTTGGACGGTAGCCGAAATGGTCTTTCATCATTTTATTCCATAAACTATTCATCTTTGTCCTCTTTTCTAGTTGCGTTTAAAAAGTCATCTACCCTAGTAAGCACAAATATATCAGAACTGTTGTATTTACCGATGACCACAATGGGGATTATACCTTTCTTCCTTGAGCCAGTCAAGGCCTGTTTGACGGCATTTCCAAACAACCAATCGGGCAGTACCTTGCGATACTTGCACTCGATTCCGTACACGTTATGCTCTATATCTAGTTCTGCTCTACCATTCACAGGGATTCTTTTACCGCCAAAGATGGAGGCTACCCTGCGCTCAAAGTTTTTCCAATTACTCATCAGGATCGTTGTTGTCCATGCTGATTTTGGTGGGTAGTTGTCCTTCAGTTAGTAAGTTTAACGATGCGGCGTGTAGGTTTAGGTTCATCTCACATTCGGCC